GAACGGGGACGGTTACGTCAGTCGGATGGACGGGCGGCATTGTGTCAGTCGCAACGGCGACTACAACCCCAGCATTCACGATTGCGGGGACGTCGGGCGGCGTTCCGTATTTTTCGAGCGGATCGGCCTGGGCCAGTTCAGGGGCGCTCACCCAATACGGCATAGTTTACGGTGGCGGAGCTGGCGCTGCACCTGTAGCAACGGCTGCTGGTACGACCGGCCAGTTTTTAGGCGCGAATACTGGCGGTGCTCCGACATGGCAATCGGTAAGCGCAGGATCGGCTGCGACTGCAACCACGCTCGGGACGGTATACGGGGCGACTGGAAGCGGCTCGTCAACTGTTGCTCTAGGAAATAGTGCTGCATTAACAACCCCGTCGGCTAGTCAAGGCACAGCAATTGGGTATCAATCATTAAAAGCAAACACGGCAACAAACAATACCGCAGTTGGTTATAACTCAGGTGTTCTAGTAACAAGCGGTACGAGAAATACATTGGTAGGTGGATTTGCATCAGAGCAACTTACCACGGGAGACCGCAATGTTATGCTTGGCTATGCAACCTCGTTTACTCTTACGAGCGGGAGCAACAATACTTGTCTTGGACATCAGACGGACGTATCGGCGGCTGGTGCGTTAAATCAAACTGTTGTCGGTTACAGCATAGTTGGTAAAGGCGACAATACCGCATTCATTGGTGGAACGTCTGGTGCTTATAACGGCGCAAATAGCGCAACTTGGTCAGTAACGTCAGACCGACGAATCAAGAAAAACATTGTCGACAACAATGTTGGTTTGGATGCAATAAAGTCAATTCAAATCCGTAATTTTGAATATCGTCTATCGAGTGAAATTGATCCTGAGCTTTCGCCCAATGTGGCAATTGAAAAATCTGGCGTTCAACTCGGTGTTATTGCCCAAGAACTTCAGACGGTGCTGCCTGATTGCGTTAAACAAGAGTCAACCGGCGTTCTAAGTGTTAATCAAGATAATCTGACTTGGTACACAATTAACGCGATTAAGCAATTATCTGCCGCACTTGACGCTGCAAATGCGCGTATCGCTGCACTAGAAGCCAAATGAAGGTAAGTGAATGTCAGACAACACTGAAACCAAACTAGCCGTGCACGAAGCTATTTGTGCCGAGAGATACAAGCAAATCTCTGATACGTTGGCTTCTGGCGACAAGCGGATGACCAAGATCGAGTACCTTCTCTACGCAGTGATGGTAGCGGTGTTGTTTGGTCCAGGTGCAGCAGCAGAGTTTTTCAAAAAGATACTCGGGATATGACATGGAATCTTCTTTCGATCATGTTCTCAAGTTCTGGCCTGTATTTGCGGGTCTGATAAGCGTAGTGATCGTTCTTGCACAGCACCATCAACGTACTGCTGTGTTGGAAGAGAAGGTTAAAGTATTGTTTGATCTATATAATAAAATATCAGAGTCCAAGTAATGGACATGGATAATTTATCTTATGTGGAGTTTGGAGACAGAGACGGTTTAGGGACAATGCTGTTTGAGAACGGTGTTCAGCACAAATTGTTCTACGAACAGTTGGCTGACAAGGGCATCCTTATACCGCAGTATCCTTTGATAGACGCAGATCCGGATAACCTAGATGACTGGTTGTTTGTACACAACCAAGAACATGAAAGACTGGCAAGTCAACTGAACCTAGACAATCCGTTTCAGTTGATCAACGCAGACTGGAATGTTGAAGATGACTTCTATGATTGGATAGGGGTACATTTGAGCATCCATCAACAGATTGTCAAAGTATTAGGACTGTAATGGACCCTCAATTGGAACAAGCACAGGCCGCTACCCAGCAGTTCATGCAGCAGTATGGCCTGGATGCCAGGACTATGGCGTCTATAGGGCAGATGGCACAGGAGGCTATACGGGACCAGAGCCTGTATGCGCTCCTGCGTGAACAGTTGTTGGGCGCACAGATCCTCACAGAGAAAGAGCTACCAGAACAAGTTAATTACATGACCTTGGCCGCTCTTGCGACTATGGGCGCTCTGGCAGGAGGTCAGTAATGGCTATAGATGCAGATGGCAACTTCTACAACCCATACTCACCGGGGACGTATGAGTATGAAATGGAGGAAGGAACCCGTGGTCAAGAGCCTACTCCTGGTCCAGCACAAACTTTTTATGTAACTCCTGATCCACTCAGGGTTCAACAGCCGACTCCTCCCGCTGGGTTCAATACTTTTAATCAAATCACGGGTCTTATTCTATCTGTTGCGACTATGGCGGTTCCCGGACTTGGTGAAGCAATTGGATCTGCAATTCTTGGAGGATCTGCTGCAACTGTTGGATCTGCCGTTGGTTTGACTGCCGCGCAACTTAGTGCTGCTGTTGGCGCTTCTGCTATATCCGCTGCATCTACTGCCATTCAGGGTGGCACAGTAGAAGATGTTCTTAAAAATGCTGCCGGTGCGGGGGTTGCCTCTGGGCTTAACTTTGGTATGGGTGGCGGTGTTGCAGGAGCCGTAACAGGATCTGCTGTCGGAACCATTATCAGAGGTGGAGATGCAAGTCAGATAGTCACCAACGCATTTGCTGCTGGTGTTGGAGCTGGTGTGCAAGGTGCGTTGTCTGAAAATCCAGACGCAGGAAAAATCATTGGGACTGCTGCTAGGACGTACATAGCAACCGGCGGCAACATGGATCAGACGTTGTTAAACACAGCGTTAACGGCTATAGGCACTCTTGACCAACCTGCTAAGACCGCACAACAACTTCAAGCAGCATCTACGCCAGCAAAAATTTCTGAAGACCTTGTGCGATTTGAAGATAATGGTCTTACATATCAAGAACAGCCAGACGGGACAGCCAAAGTCACCGATCAGGCTGGAAATGAAAGGATTATAAGTTCTAGTGAATTTTCTAGAATTGCTAGTGCTGAATTTACTGCACAGCCGGTTACGCCTCCTGCACCAACTGATGCCACGGCGCTTGCTCAACAAACAATTACAACACCAGCGCCTGTCGTATCTCCAGTAGTCACAGACCTCGATCTGGTCAAGCAAGTCGCTGCACAACCAACTCCAACAGTTGATCCTAAAGAGTTAGAACGAGTCATAGTTCAAGGACAAGGCGCTAACGTAGCAAATGTAGCGCCTGTCTCAACAGAAATAACTACACCTCGGCCAGATACAACTAGAGGTCTTGCTCCTGTTGAGGTGCTTGGCAAGTATGAACAATTGCCAGAGCCAGGTTTTGAAGAGTACAAGCCTCTTCCTGAAGAAAAGAAAGCTGAAGTTGTTACAGATGTTCAACCAACAGCGCTATCTCCTGTTGAAGTTCTAGGAAAATATGAACAGCTTCCAGAACCCGGATTTGAGGCATATCAACCTCTTCCTCCCAGATTGGAAGACGTTACTGTTCAGGGTTATTCAGACAAACCTGAAGTAGTTACTGACGTTCTAACCAGCAGGTCATTAGCGCCAGTTGAGGTTCTTGGTAAATATGATCAACTCCCAGAGCCGGGGTTTGAAGAATACAAACCGTTGCCAGAACAAAAAATTTCTGAAGTAGTCACGGATGTCCCAACGCCACCCACTGCGTTAGAGCCAGTCACTGTTACTCCACCGCCTGTCGCTCCTCCTCCCCCTCCCGCTGCACCAGAAGTAAAAGCAGAAGAACCTAAGAAAGAAGAACCGGCAAAAGAAACCAAAAAGTTATATCCAACCGTTACTAGCGTTCTTCCTCCTGCAAGACCGGGGAGACAACCTATAATCACGGGTGTTAGTCCCGCTAGATTACTGGCAGACGCTCTGGCTGCTTACCGGCCAGCAGGTGCTATAGAAGGTGAAGAGTCTGGGAAAGAAAGGCAAAATGTCTGGAATGAGAAATCACTGCGTCTCAAAGACGCTCTGGGGTTGTAAATGAGTGAACTACGCAAGATGACCCGTATGGGTGGAGATCTCCGCAAGATTGCCCGTCTGCTGCAAGACAAGGGCAGGAACGGAGATACGATCCTGGCGCACATCAACCCCCGTGAGGCTGCACTCCTGCGTGAGCAAGGTGGTTCTGGAACTATCAACCCAGAGACCGGCCTTATGGAGTTTGAAGACGGTCTTGGCGCTGGTGGTCAAGACGAGGCTGGTTTGGATCGTCTGATCAGCCAGCAAGAAGCGGCATATCCAGACGCAGGCGTGAGCGATCAAATTCAGCCAGAAACATCAGGTTATTTTGATACAGCATATAGTCAATCAAAAGTTCCTTTCTCTGAAACTGTTGGCGCTCCCGCATTTAATACTGGATTTGAACGTGCTGCTGCTGCCGAATTAGGTCCAACTCCAACGTCAAGCCAATTTGCCTTGACTGGCAGAGCAACACCGTTTGAACCTAGCCTTGCTGGTCCTGCGCCTGCCGGTCAAGCACCAGAGAAGAGCTTCTTGGAGTCTCTTTCCGGTGGTGACAAGGCTCGCCTGGGACTAGGTGCATTAGGTGGTCTCCAGACTGCATTGACAGCTCGCAAGGCTCGTCAGGGTGCACAGCAAGCAGCACAGCAGATCCGTGATATTGGTGCACCTTACCAACAGCGTGGCCTAGCAGAACAAGCCGCTGCTGCAAGAGGTGAGTTGACCCCGGTTAACCAGCAGGCTCTGGAGGCACAACGCGCTCGTGCTGCCCAGGCTGGTGTTGCCCGTGGTGGCGTAGGTATTGCCCAACAGCAGAGAGCAGAGGAAGATCTGCGTAACCGTCTGTTAGCAGCACAGCAGGACTTTGGGTTAAAGTTGTCTGGTATTGGCGATCAATACACTGCCAGAGCCATCCAAGAGGGCATCCGTGCTGATGCAGAGATCTCTTCTTTGTACGGTCAGTATTTCGGTAACCTGACTAGACTGGCAGCACCTGCCGCCATTCAGGCAAGTCAACCTACCAAGGCGTAATCATGGCTGGACCTCAACTCCCGTTCACTGAAGTTCTTCAGACTCCATTGTCTTTTTTGGGAGTTGACACCAAGCCTGCTCAACCAACTAATAGACTTGAGAAAGAAGCTGCCGATCTTGGAGCAAGAGAAGAAAAGTTTTTAACTTCTAACATTGATTTAACTCGCCAGCTTGGCGACATGATGATCAAAGATGCAGAGGGGAAAAATCTTCTCAAAATAAAAGAAAAAGAGTTAGAAGCAGAACACAGCAGAGAAAGAAAACGTATCCGAGACAGACTGGGAGAGGAGTACTACAACTCTCCTGATATGCAAGAGTTTAAAAAGTTTGCTGACGAATCGGCAGACAAAATGATGTTTGTTCCAAGTGAAACCACAGCATCTTTATTGGGTGTTGTGTTTGCAACAATTGGTGCAACCGGACTGTTGTTAGGTGGATTGAGTAAGAACAATGCTAAAGCAGCATTGTCGGCTATGAACGGCATGGCAGAGGGATTCACCAGAGGAAAAGAAGACCTATACAAGCAAGAACGTCAGACGTTTGACACCAACGTCAAGGCCATGACGCAGCGTATGGCGATCTTGAAATCTAAACTTGATGTTGCTAGAGAGAAGATGAAGTATGACGCTGAATCAGCCGACATGGAGGCTAACGCAGCGTTTGCAGAAGCTGGTGCTGATTTTTTAAAAACCAACAAAGACAAGTTTGGTTTGCAAGACAGCATCACCAAACTTGAGACCCAGATAAAACAGAATGATACCTGGGCTAGGTTGATGGAAACCAAGAAAAGTGCTGCCATAAAAGAATTGGAAGCACAAAGGTTTAAAGCTCACGAATCTGAATTGACTAGAAACCAACAAATGTCAATTCAAAAAATGTTGGAGTCTGGAAGAGAAGAAAGAGCGGCAGAAAGTATTGCGGCTGCAAACGCGAGAGCAGCATCAGACAGACAAACCAGAGCATTGATTGCTCAAATGGGGCAACAGGGCGTCCAGCCAATTGGCATGGCAGATGGAAAACTTGTTGTAATGGATAAGTCAGGGAAAATAACTTCTGTAGATGTTCCAGAAGGGTTTACAGGAACTGGGAAACTTGCTGAAAAAACGCCTAAAACTCCTGGGGCAAGAGATGCTTATGGGTTTGGCGAAATTGTTGCTGGAGCTTCAAACGAGGCTGCAAAAACATTGACAAATATTATGGGGCTTCCAGCCGAAAGTACAAGTGGAATTTTTGGAGGCAGGCAAACAACAAGTTTGTTCACCGCTCCAATTGATGCTTTTGCAAATAGGTTGACACCAGAGTCTGCACAGAGATATCAAGCAGAAATGAACAAACTTGCCTATTACATTGCTCAAATGCAGAAAGGAGGCAGGGTAGTTGGAGCGACGGAAGTCGGGGTAATCAACAAATCATTAGAAATTAGAACAAACGACACAATTGAAACAGTTGCAACAAGGCTCGCTCAGGCAAGGCAGATGGCAGAAAAAATTATTGAAATCAAGGTTGCAAGCCTAAACACCCCAGAACCGTTAAAAGAAATTTACAAACAAAACTTAAAAGACATTCAGGATTCTGTTCCGTTTACCGTTGAAAGTATTAATAAATTTGTTCAAAGAAAGACGGGTGCGACAACTTTTGGTGAGTCATTCAAAGAAAGGTATAAGACCCCAGAGCCAACGGCAGATGATAGGGCATTGGGAAGATCAAGTCCTGAAATGAAAAAGAAGTTTGTTGCAAAATTTGGGGTTGAACCGTAATGGCTAAAGAACTTCCTGATTGGGCAAAAGAACCTGATCCATCGGCTCCTAAAGAAAAGTCTGGGATGGAGGCTATAACTAGCACGATTCCATCTGGATACATTGGTGGCCTGTTTGCTCCAGAGGCGATGGAAACTGCCGGGGTAGGACTCACGGCACTTGGAAAATCCTTGTCAACCATGCCCGGATACCCAGGGATGATTGGCAAAGCAACACAAGTTGTTGGACCTACGATTACGGCGACGGGTGAAGCACTCCGTGGATCAAGAATGGCATCTGGTTTGGGCGGTGCGTTTACTGCTGTTGCTGGAGAGTCTACAGCTCAAGCAGCAAAAGAAATGGGCGCAGGACGGGTTGGAGAAGAAACTGCAAGAATTTTGGGATCAATTGTTGCCCCTCTTCCTTTTCAAATGTTTGGAAGCACAATTGGAAAGGTAGTTGGAATGCTGCCATCTATGAGAGCAGCTAGAACTTTTGGCGAGTTTCTTCAGGAAAAAGGGATCACAGCAGCAGAGGTTGAAAAACTGAGCAGTGCAAACAAAAAGTTTTTGCAAGAAAAGGCTTCTGAACTTCGCGCAGGAGGAGAGCGTTCTCGTGCGGCAGAAATTGAAATTGCTAATTTATTTAAGACCCAAGCCAAGAACATAAATGAAATTGCAGAACAACGTGCGTCTGCACTAGAATCAGAAGCGGAAAAAATTATCAAGGAAGCCACGAATGCCGGTGGAAAAATTACGGCAGACATGGACAAGAGGATAGCCAATCTTCGCAGCCAGTTTGATTCTGCTGCCGACACTTTGCGATCAAACGCTCAGGGTGAAGCAAGATTGAGAATTGAAGCGGGTGCAAAACGCGCTGCAATTATTAGGAAAAACTCGGCCAATCAAAGTGCATCGGTTAGGCAACTTGCGGAAAACGATGCTCAAGCAGCAATTTTTTCAGCACAACAAGAAGCAGATCAATTGCTGATTGATTCTGAAATTAAGATTGCAACATCTCAAATTAGAATTGAAAATCAACAAAGAAGGCTTTCGGAATTTAAATCAAAATATGATCCATTCCGTTCTGCCCAGGGCGGTTTGTTGGGAGACCCTATTCTTCCAACTAATCTTGGCAAAGAAATTAGAACTTCTTTTGACAGCAGGCTAACTGATTTAAACAAAGCAAGAGAAGATCTTTCAAAGCCATTTAGAGATAAATGGAAACAGAACGTCTCCTCTCAAGAAGAAAAAGGAATTACTTACAGAAACACTTCCGCTTACGACGAAGCGTTGAATGCAATACAAGCAGAAAAAATAGATCCCAAAACAGGATTTGTAAGAGTTACAGATTCAAAGGCTTCTGGTCAGATTGACAATTTGTTAAAACAAATTAACCCTGTAGAACGTCGAGTCAACGAAGCCGGTCAAGCAATAGAAGTTCCTATTAAAGTTTCTGCTGATGCTTTAGAAATAACTTTGCGACGTTTAAAAGACAGAGCATCTGGATTGCCAGCAGAAGGTGTTGATGCTATAGATCAACAGCTTGCTGGCAGGCTTGCCAAGTACGTTGAAAAAATTCTAGACGAATTTTCTGGCAAATATTATTTGGCATATAAAGATGCTTATAGAAAAGGATCTGGGCCAATCAATGAATTTCTCAGCAGACTTGGTGCAAAAGTTACTGGCAAGCCAGAAGGGTTTAATGTTGGTGACTATTTAGAGCGGTTGCCAGAACTTGGTCAATCAACTTTCCGTAGTGCGGTCACGGCAGACCAACTGTTGACCGTAGTAGGAAAAGAAGAGGCCAATCGTTTGGCAAAAGGGTTTTTGGCAGACCAAATTGGAAAACCAACCCCTGGGAAAATTGAACAAGTTTTGAATTCCAACAGAGACTGGTTGGCATTAGAAGAGTTTAAAAACCTTAGGAAATCATTAGAAACTGCTGCTTCAAATTTAAAGAAAGCAGATACTCAAGAATCTAGAATTGATATACTTCAAAAAGCACTTGGCGTAAGGCTGACAAACTTGCCCCAAGCGCCTCAACGAGCAGCAGAGTCTATTGCTGCAAAAGGACAAATTGCCGCGCAAAGAAGAATGGCGCAAGGAGAATCTGCTGTTAGAGGAATAGAGAAGAGAACAGAAGAAAAAGTAAAAAAATTCACTCCAGAACTTCAAGACATTAGACAGCAACAAGAAGCGCAAATCACATCTGGAGCAAAATCCGTAGAGAGACGAGCTGCAGATTTGAAAGAAGAAGCGTCTACCAAAGCAGAAGAACTTAGGAAAACCGCAAAAGAAGTTGCTGAACCCTTGACCAAAGAAGCTGCTGCTATTAGAGATCAGGCTCAGAAAAAAGTTCAAACTCTTTTGGCAGACACCACTGATGAAAGTATGTTTGAAAGAATTGTTCTTGGTAGCAAGGATAGTGAGTGGCAGGCTATGGGCGAAGCCATCAGATCCTCTCCTGGCGGCAAAGAAAAGTTTGCTGATGCCGTCAGCCAGTTGATTGCTAGGAAAGCAGAACGCAGTTTGTCTGGCGCAAGAGACACTATGGAGTCTATGGGAGAACGTGCCGTTAATTATGGCTTGATGGACAGGAATGCCGTTGAAGCACTGAAATCAAAGTTAAACGAAATTTACGTTGCTCCAATTAGCCTTAAAGAAAAAACATCAATGATTTCTAGGTTGGTAAAAAACGCAATCACTGGTTACGCATATCCTGCTGTTGGTAGGGCTGGCGCTGCGTTTGGAGAGGCCACGAAATGAGTAAGAAGCGTGGCATCAGCACAGAGTTGGAGAAGGCTATCGCAGATATGCTGCGCGTGACCATCTCTGACCCGGAAGCCAGTCTTGATGCTAAGATGAAGGTTATCGACCGTGCGCTGAAGTTGGAAGCTCTGCGTCTGAAAGACGAGGGTTCTGACTGGGGTACGGGTTTTATGAACGATGACGATGAGTAATCTATATGGAAGCCATTCAATTGATCAAACTAGCCTTGACCGTGGTGACGGACAGGCTTATTACCGTCCTAGCCCTGCTGACCTCGTGTGGTCTAGGATGCTGGACAATGTGGAACCCAACGTGGGAGCGGGTGGCAACACTTGGCATCTATGTGGTTTTCTGTTACCTAACGATTGTTGCCAAGGAGTATCGAAATGAAGAGCCGTCTCCACCAACGGGACCATGACATCAACCAACAGATTGCAAAATCTGTGCGCCCACAATTACCGCGTGACGGTAGCAGGGACATGATCCGCTGGGAACCAGGCCAACTGCCCAAGGGTGGTTTCCGGTCCATCATTCCTTTCTGCGAAGGTCCGTATGACACCAAGCAGAGTCCTACCAGCGGCGCAGGCAAGAGGATCTACTAATGGCTATCAATGGCGCTTTCTACCCTATGGGCAGGACGTTTGTCCTGTCTGGGACCACTACCAACCAGAGTGCAAACATCTACGCTGACAGTCCCTGCGGTCAGTACCTGTTTGTCAATCACGAGGTTGCATCTACTGGTCAGCCGGTCTACGTCAGGATCTCTGCCACTGCCGGAAACAATGCTGCTGTAGCCAACGCTACGTCTGGCAACTACGGTGTTCCTATTCGTCCAGCAGAGTCTCTGGTTTTGAGTGGACCTCAGTGTTCTTCTGGTTCAAACGTATTTATCACTTACATCACTGCTGCCGGTACGGCTAACGTGTACGTCACTCCCGGCGAGGGGATGAGGTAATGTTTGAACTCTTGTCCGGTGGGATCTTTGGTTCGCTCATAGGCGGTGTGTTTCGTCTAGCGCCAGAGGTTCTGAAGTTCCTAGACAAGAAGAACGAGCGCGGTCATGAGCTAGAGATGTTCAACCGCCAGTGCGAGCTAGAGGCGCAGAGAGGCCAGCAGAAAATGGCCGAGATCGGCGCACAGCACGAGGCTACGGTTGATGCAGGAGTAATGAATGCGTTTAACGCAGCAATCGAATCTCAAACTGAGATGGCTAAAGCTGCTGGTGGATGGGCTGCTTCCCTGTCTGCTAGTGTGCGCCCTGTTGTCACTTACTGGATCTTGTTTGTTTGGTCGGGCGTACATCTCTGGATGGGCTATTCTTCATGGAGAACCGGCCTTGATCCAGCCGAGGTTTTCAAACTAATGATGTCCGCAGACTTTTCTGCTTTGGTATCTGGCACGTTGAACTACTGGTTCCTCGACAGGACTCTGGCAAAGCGTGGACTTTGATCTATCTATAGCGGTAGCGTTATGCCAGCGTTTCGAAGGTTTCCGAGGGTCGCCGTACCTCTGTCCTGCCTCGATCCCCACAATTGGTTTCGGGTCGACTCGGTACAGCAACGGAAAGAAGGTGACTCTGGAAGACCCGCCAATGACGCAGGCAGAAGCGCAGGCGCTATTGGAATACGAACTGAGGCACACATATTTACCGGGAGCCTTGCGCCACTGTCCTGGTCTAATAACGGACACAAAAAGGCTTAACGCCATAGTCGACTTCTGCTACAACCTGGGTGTTGGCAAATTACAGACCTCCACACTCAAGAAAAAAATTAACGAGCAGAACTGGGAAGAAGCCAAGGTGGAGCTTCTCAAGTGGTGCAAGGGTGGCGGTAAGGTCTTGCCCGGATTATTAAAACGCAGACAAGCAGAAGCGGATCTTCTGTAACAATTGTGTGCTATTTGACAGGTTCCGTACTACGGGACTGAATTATGGCAACAAAGCCAATGATTTCTGATCAAGAATTTCTTGAGTTATGGGGTCAGCATAACAGTGCCATGAAGGTGGCAAAATTATTAGGCATCTCTGAGCGACACGCTCACACCAGAAGGCGACAAATAGAGGGAAGGCTGAAGGTAGAACTCAGCAGCCAAGGAATAAAGTCCCATGTACAAAAGGCCAGACACCATGCCGGTCTGACAGACGGGATAGCCCTAGTCTTCTCAGACGCACATTTCTGGCCGGGGATTCGCACAACTGCTTTCAAGGGCCTCTTATGGGCGATAAGCACCCTTAAACCGCACGTTGTGGTTGCCAATGGTGACATCTTTGATGGTGCATCTATATCTAGATTTCCACGCATAGGTTGGACGCATAGGCCCAACGTCAAGCAGGAGTTAGATGCCTGCCAGGAGGCCATGAAAGAGATTGAGGATGCTTGTGAGAAGGCAAGACACCATACTCAGTTGGTGTGGCCTCTAGGGAACCACGATAGCCGTTTTGAGACCCGTTTAGCCCAGGCTGCACCAGAGTTTGAGAATGTGCAGGGTACAAATCTCAAAGATCATTTTCCGAAATGGCATCCCTGCTGGACTTGTTGGCTGTCTGACAATGTGGTGATCAAGCATAGATACAAAAATGGTATCCATGCCACTCACAACAACACCGTGAACTCTGGAACTAGCATCGTCACCGGCCACCTGCATTCGCTCAAAGTCACGCCGTTTGGTGACTACAAAGGCACGAGGTGGGGTGTGGATACCGGCACGTTGGCAGAGATAGATGGCCCCCAGTTCTTGGATTACTTGGAAGACAGTCCGGTCAACTGGCGGTCTGGCTTTGCTGTGCTGACCATGAAGGACAACAAGTTGTTGTGGCCTGAGTTGGTAAGCAAACATTCAGAGGGTATCATTGACTTTCGGGGGTCACTCATTGATGTGAGTACACTGTGAGCAAGAAGTTTCCAAATTTAAGCGTTGGCAGGGGAGAGAAGTTGCCTGCCAGCCGTGGTGCTGGACTGACTGCCAAGGGCAGAGCCAAGGCTCGTGCTGCGGGATCTAACCTGCAAGCTCCTACCAAGTCAGGACCGCGCCACAAAAGTTTCTGCGCCCGTTCAAGAGGGTGGACGGGGGAGCGCGGGAAAGCAGCCAGGAGAAGATGGGGATGTCGTTAGCAACTATTCATCGTCAGAAAACAGGTAAAGTTTCTGACAAGTGGTCATCGTATCTAGACTTTTATGACGACAGGTTTTTCTACCTACAAGACACTCAGGTCAAAATCCTAGAGATCGGCGTCCAGAACGGTGGCTCACTAGAAACGTGGGCGCAGTACTTTTGGAATGCCGAGAAGATCTACGGCATTGACGTAGACCCTAAGTGCGCTGACCTCAAGTTTGAGGATGAGCGTATTGAAGTAATCGTTGGTGATTCCAAGACAACTCAGATTGATAGCACATTTGATATCATCATTGACGATGGATCTCACCAGTCAGACGATATCATCGAGAACTGGAACGTCTGGTGGCCCAAGCTCAACAACGGCGGTTTGTACGTTGTAGAGGACTTCCACACGATGTGGATGCCTGGGTATGGGAATAACGCTATACGCTTCTTCTCGGGCTTTATAGCGGCTGTCAACGCACAGACCAAGACTAACCATCAGGTCAAGCGTCTGGAGTTTACAAACTCGGTGGTGATGCTAGAGAAGGGAGAGCCGGTGTTGGGTGATCGCCTGATCACTGGTACTGTGGCTTATGTCAACCCAGAAGTTTTAAGGATTAAGTATGAAGAAGCAGGGTTTGTACTACAACATAAACCGGCGTAGAAAACTTGGACTTCCTGCGAAAAGGCCGGGGCAGAAGGGTTACCCAACTGCCTCAGCCTTCCGCAGATCTGCCAGAACGGCTAAGAAATAAGGATCAGACGGTTTGTTCGTCGATCTCTTCTTCTTCTTCCTCTTCCTCTTCTTCGTCCTCTTCGTCGTCATCTTCCTCATGCGCTTGGAACAGGGCGTCCATAGTGGAGGAGAAGAGGCTTCCCAAGGTGAACTCGTTGATGTTGGAAGCCTTGGCGACGAGGAACGCAACAGAGAAAAGTGAGTTCAGCGCATCAACAGGCTCTGAACCACCGATTGCGTCAAGTATCTGATCTTTCATAACAAACTCCGTTAAGGTGCGGGGATTAGGGAACCTTCGAAAAGGTAGCTGCCGTAATGTCCCAGGCGTACCCAGGGTGCGGCATAGATGTTATACCCCTGCTTTCTTGCAATTGTGCAAAACGCGAAGTCCTCCGAGAGCAGTCTAGAATTCTCCACCATCACGGGAAAGTACTCGTGCATTAAGTCCGGTTTGAACTCACCTGCCGTGTCCAGCACATCGTTGTGATAGGTGGCTACAAATGGCTTCAGACCAACGAATACGTCACGCTTGATAAGCATGAACCCAGTCCCGCCGTTGACGATCTCCAGAGGCTCACTCTGAGGAACAATAACTTCCCCTTCCTGTCCCACTAGGTTTACCACCATCGCACCCGTGTGGTTCTTGAGCTGGTCAACCGGAACACCAGCAGCAGCGGATAGTGCTACCTGATGCCAGTTGATCTCTTTCTTGGGATAGAGACCACAGATGATGTCCTTATCTGCTGCAACCATTGACAGGATGTCGTTGGCATCAAACCGGATGTCAGCGTCGATGAACATCAGGTGAGTGCAGTTGGTCTTCAAGAACTGGTGTGCAAGACCGTTCCTGGCTCGCTGGATCAGGCTCTCGTTGAACATGAAGCTGCAAGAGACTTCCACCTCTGCTGCCTTGGCGGTAGCTACCAGTGATAGCATTGATTGCAGATAGAAACCTGTGCACATCCCACCGTACATAGGTGTGGCTACAAATAGACTAGTCACGATATATCCTCAATCCTCATTACATATTTACCGGCGGAGTTCTTCCGCCACCCGTGTACTTCTATCCTGATCCCCGCCTCTCTGACCGGCCCTACCGTCTCAGATGCAGTGATCTTCTTGATACGGTCTGACACTCCAGATGCAGTGACCTGGACTGCCAGAACCTCGTTCTTGCGGATAGCCAAAATATCGCACCAACCCCAGAGATCCTGCCGTATCCGAGCGTGTGGATTCCACTTCTCGACTATGGCGCAGAGATAGCCTTGCTCACGCAGGTACTCTAAAGACCTCTGGGTAGGAGTCATCAAAAAGGAACGTCGCTATCGTCATCCACCGGCTTCTTGAATGTCCCGCCATAAGGCTTGTAAGAAGCAGGCACTTCCTTGGGAGCGTTATCAGTCAGCTCCTTGTCTTTGAAGTAGGTATTTTCTTTAACGGTGAAGTACTCTTTCCCGTTCCTAGCCATAGACTTCCAGATAGATAGTTTGAGGGTTTGACCTTCGGTATACGATCTGGTGAGAACTAAATCACCATCCCAGTCAGGAGAATTAGGGTTCTTCTTTTGGGAGGGATCTTTCGAGAAAAGAATTGTTTTGCCGGGGGTCACTGGATATTCTTTTTTGTCGTAACTCATGAAAACCTCTGATGTTGATCTGACCTATACGATGGAAACCGCTCACAGTTCCTCTGATATCTCCGGGTCGGACGGTTCCCGTATTGCGTTTGGGAGGTTCGATCCCTCCCCGATAAGTGCACCCTTCAACTGAACTTTAGCCAGAGCAGGCAGGGAATCTATCTGCTTACTGTTAGCAGTCAACAGAGAGGTGATCTTCTGCTTCTTTTCCTCTTCAGTGAACTTCGAAGAATTGGTTATCTTCGCAACCATAGACCTAATGCCTTCCATGTACTCGGGGAAATCCGGGTAGCCTTTGTAAACACTTCCATCTGAGAGAAAGAGTGAAAAGGGATGGTCAGGCTTCTGCGCTTCTGCAGAATCGTTTGCAGAAGGTTCTACAAAGACTGCAGAACCCATGTCTTTGACCTGTGGTTGTGTAGGTATGTCCTGAACTTCCTCAGGTGTGTAGACGCCCAGCACAACGCCTGGGAAGACCGTCCTGATACCTTCCGATACAACCCTTGCTCGCATCATGGCGCGTGGATATGCTTTCCAGTTTTCTTTGTCAGCCAACTTTGCTGACCTCGCCATCTCGATGGTCCAGGTGATCTTTGCCGATCCACCGGATGGATGACTAAAAGTGGCAGTCACCTCTTCGTTAGTGAGCACGTTCCACTCGACCTTGCCCCCCTGCTGCTGAAACCGCGCCATCATGGTTTCTGCTTTGAGGGTTGGCCGACCTTGGATGATGTGATAGTCACGAGCGGCGAGAGCAGGATGATAGCCCTCTGCCTGGGCGATCAGCATCAGAGCAGTTGCCTGCTCTACTGTCTTCATCCCAAATAGTTGTGATTTAACGACAGCATTAGCCATCGTCTGAATTTGATCAACGGTTATTAACTGGCTCATGTTCAAGTCCCTCTAACATAAGATTGGCATATTCAGAAGCTGAGTCCCTAATCATCTGCTTGCTTTGATGATGGTATGGATTCTCTCGTTTGATGATAAATGCGGCCATCGCTAGAGCGCGATATAGATGCCAAACATCATCGTCATTGACTGACTCTTCATTCATTTGATAAGGAACCTTCTAGATCCGGGAACCTCCCGGACAAACTGATCGTACATCTGAGGATAGGCTTCCTTGAAAGCAGTGGCATCAAACTTCCTGCTGCCTTTAGCTGACTTCCAAGTTGCCAGAACACTACCATCAACAGAGGTCAAAACGTCCCTGTCGCGGAGGAAACGCATCACTGCTAACTTGTGCTGCTCCTCTGCATCCTCAATGCTCTTACGCTGTTCTGTAAGGCTAGAAAGCCTAGCAAGGATAGATTCAAGTTCAGCGTTAGCAGTAGCTACAGACGCCTCAGAAGTTGGGAACAGAAGTCTGGCCTGCTCGATAGTTTCAGGTTCAGGTTCTGTCTTGCTGGCAACATAGCCCCACCATTTAGCGCACCACTTAACGTGGTCGAGCATCATGTCAGGGGTTACATCTACCGGGATTACTTGTAGCTCCTGGCCTCCCAATAGCACTGCGAGATAAACCTTGCTGATACCGTGAACGGTAGCCTCGTGGATGCACTGCACTCTGTCGGCATCTGGCATGATCCCGGATTCATCGAACTTTCGTCTTTGTGATCCGTTGTAGTTCTTGGCTTCAACCAGGAAACTTCCATCGGCGGCAATGAAGTCGAAGTGACTTCTAAGCCAGGGTTCTTTCGGATGTGTCATCGCATAGTCAGCGTCCTTCAGCTCCACTTGCAGACGGTCCTGCACGAGCCTGCCGATCACGGGTTGCATGACGTGACCCATCTTGACGTTCTCCTTATCGGAGATGTCTTCAGGGGTAACCCTGCCTTGCTTGATAAGGATAGCTTCTGCTGCACGGCCATTAGCGGCCATACGGCTGTCTCCCGACCACCAAGCAGAGTTACGGATTTCTGGGCTAAATTCATCCACGATTGATCTTCTCCATATTATATTGGATAGTTTGAGCAAAAAAACGAAGTTGCTGATAATTAAAATCCTGTGGACCCCGAAACATCTTCGCAATGATAACGTCCACCTGCTTCTCTGGGAGAGGAGTAAGACGAGGTAGGACAACATACAGAGGTTCTGCGTTGTCCTTGGTCTTTTTGAGAGAGTACCTCCAATGGATGTACCCCTTCAGACCAGGAATCCCCCACCTCCACGCAACAGGTTCACTCATCTGTGTGCACCTCGATAAGATCAAAAAAGGCAGCAGGCAAGCCGCACTTACCTTCGCTGAACATCCGTTGGTTGTAGGCGTAGGAATAGATTTTGGAGCCAGAGACGGGATGGATGGTGAAGAACGCACCACACCGAGCTAGAGCGTACTCTGGGTCGCCCTCACGGGGCATAAGATGTTTGCACTGAATACACAGTTTCATAGATCACCTATAGATAAGATTAACGAGAGAGACTGAACTAGATCACAGATAAAACAGTCTGTCAACTGTGTCCGTTAACGGTGCTTAACGGTGCTTGTCGGTGGTTAACGGTGGCTGTTCTCCTGTCAGATATTCCGGACAAAAGAACCTCCAAGGTGGTAAGGCAACCACCCCACCCGCAGGGTCACTCTTCGAACTCTGCCAGTGCTCGCTTGACGCCAGATTCAATCATGCCGAGCCTGAGACCACCCAGGAGGTTCGACACTTTTGCAGTCGCTCTGGAACGCTGCGCGGCTCGCAAGGGGTGGTACTCCCTGGCCGATGTTTCCTTCCCTGCGGCCCATCTAGGCCCACTTCTGCGCGAGGAGTGCGGTCCTGGCCTGCAAAAAAAAACCCCTTACTGCTGCGCCGGTCGTACCCTCGTATAGAGGCGACGCATGAGTAAGGAGTCTTCTAGTTGCGTACGACCACAACGGGTAAACCCTAACACAAAAAAAAACCCAGTACAAGGACTGGGCTTAACGGTCTCACAGACCGAGAGGAGAACACAACGAACAAACTCTATCCTAACCCATAAATTGCAATCTGCTTCATCTTGGACACGACATGGTGTGGTCTTCGTCCAACGATGGCGAGGTCTCGACCCTCTCCCCACTGCTTGAACGTAGTCCCAGGATACTGACATCTACCTTGCCTGATCATTTCACTCTGATACTCAAACGTACAGTCTTCACAATACTCGTGGCCTGGGGCTGGTGGATGCATCCGGGCAGTGTGTACCCAGTCGAGGTATTCCAGTCTGCTGGGAAAGCAATCAGGGGTCATAGAACCTCCAGGATTGAACTCAGGTGCTTGATAGCATCATCTACTGCTACTGCCTCTTCCCGTGGTGTCACGGGCTGGATCATCAGAATGTAGTGAGCAGAGTCCAAGGCACTCAATGCCTTCAGGAGTACAGGCTTCATCGCATGGAAGGCTTCCTGCCTGCCGAGCTGGTAGTAGTGATCGGATGACTCGTGCATGACCTGCTTACCGAATTCCAGAACTCTCTGCTCTACTTCTTTCTGGGGGTATTTAATACCACGCCATATCTGCATCAATTGATAGTCATTCATTTCTCTTCTCTTTGATAAAGAAAGACTCCGGGTGATCCATCAGTCACTTCACGCCAGATTCCATCCGTGAACTGGGCAAACTTACCTACCGGCTTCAACTTCCCCGGTACTTCCCCGGTACTTCCCCGGTCATCGGGGGTGACATCGGGGGTCTCAGGTTTGAGATCTCGGATGATCTTGGGAAAACCATCCTCGAAATACACTTCCTTGATGATCCAGCTCCCCTTCATTCTTCGTCCCTCGACATCAGTAAGACGGCACATCCGAATGCTGTCAGCAGGCCGATAGCACACAACACGCGGTCACCCACGGCTGCACCAACAATGCCTGCCGAGAATGTTGATACCAACAATGCTTGCAATATAATATTGGGATTCATAATATAAGATTCCTGATTTTACGGGACTAGATTCCGGATCACCCGGACCCGGAACCTAGGCTCTATGCGGGTTAGATAGCGTATTGGGACCTATCGGCTCCGTTGATCCACTTAGGGGTTTTGCCGCGTCCTGACCATGTGGCGCCAGACCGGGGGTCTCTGTACTTGGCCGCTACTTTGTTCCCAGGTTTGGGGCCTGTCTTGACCTTAGGGGCCTTGTCTAGTCCCAGGTCCTTAGCCGTTATCCCGTAAGCACTGATCATCGTCCGGGCCATACCGATGGCCTGTTCTTTCTCCTCTTCTTTCACACGGGCTGCTTGCGCCTGAAGATCGGCGATCTTGGCCTGTAATTCTTCGTAAAACATACACACACTCCAGTTGATACCCCAAAAGGGGCGATAGAAGCCTCTAGGTGAGGCGAAAAGGGTTCAGGGTAGGCTACCCTACACGCACGAGTCAGAATCGCTTGTAGGGGCTGATATGGGGACTGCTATGGGTCTCGATGTTCCGTCAGGCATTGTGGCAACGACGCGGATGTCGTTACCTTCCCGTGAGATGTGCCAGACGATGGGGTCACCGTCCAGCAGCATATCCAGGATGTCCTCGGCGCTGGGTGTCATTGTGTGGCCGACTTATGTTGGCGCACGACGTTAGAGACCACCGATCGGATGTCTCCGATGTCCTCGATATCGGTCCACTCAGGTCCGAATCCCAAAAGGGTTAACGCAACCCTGGCCCGTATCGTTGTCATTAAACGACGGGTTGCCCAGTAGTCTGATGGCAGTGAATGCGTGGTCGGACCATCCAACTGATCGCGGTAATATGGGGACACGACAATCCACTGTCGTCCAGACCGGAACATCCGGACATGGGATGATGCTGTCTTGATTGCTTGCGTTACTGACATGATAATGCTCCGATAAGATAAAGGGTGAAGAGATTATGGGGTGAGATTATCACCCCGTCAACACATTACGTGCAAGGTTTGGATAGAACCTTACGCTTCGTGATCGACCAGCGATCAAGAATGGGGTTCCCGTACTGATCCTCATCAGTGGCAACATAGGCCACGGTGTTTCGCACAACGCCAAACCTGACCCCATCCAATACGTCGATGGCGTGAATAAGCTCGTGCTTCAACGCCCACGAGTCAGTAGTAGGACGAAACGTAAAGTATTTCTTGGTCTCTGGCAGGTAGAAAACGCCAGCGTCATTCATAAACGGAAGATCATAATTGATCATAGTGGACTCCAGATAAGATTAAGTAGGTAGTCGAATAATATAGTGTACACGACAGCTAGTGCAACCCATAATATCATCACAAGGTAGGATTGCACTAGTGTCATACGATCAGGCCGCTAGTGCGATACGGATTACCTTATCCATCTTGCGACCATGTGCTGGATAGGCGATCACGTCGATATCCTTGCTGTAGCACGCGCGGCAACCATTGCACTTCCCGCCATGTTGATAGGCTTCGCAAAGTTTGGTCCCCTCTGGCACTGACTGCGGATCTGGCACGATCACAGAACCATGACGTGAATCGTACTCACCGAATACACTGTCGGATGAAAACCGGACCATGACGTTCGGCAATGCTTGCATGGCCGCAAGTACAGCGTGAAACTTCTTGAATTTCATCATCCGGGTTGGTAACCAATGGCTAACCCATGGCGTGGATTCCATGACGGACAGGATCTTTTTGGCAAGCTTCAGATCGTACATATCGCCACTGTCGAACCAACGGAAGTATCTGTCTTTGTTCAAGCTTGAGACCATGTCAGAGACCCATTCGGCACGCTTCCAATCCTCACGATTATGCAAGCGTGGTTCTTTAACATTGTCGAAAACGTAGTTTCCCGTTGTGGCGTAGCATCCGCTACAGGCAGCTACTAGTTGACCATCCGACCCGATAGAACCCGGACAAGTTTCTAAAGCTTGCAGACTCCACGAACGGATTCCGTCAAGTTTGGATGTGACGCTGATCCGAATGGATGATGTGATAACAGACAGTTTTGGCTTAGCCATTGTGTACCCCTAAATATGATTAGATTGCGAGAGAGAACAGGAAAACGATGTCAGCGACCAAGATCACTGCACAACCAATCAACCATCCGTTTGCAAACTTGAACATGATGTTTCCTCTATAAGATAATCTGTCTTGATCTAAGACAGTGAGTACATATTAACCTACCGATTATGTTCTGTCAACAGATAATCTATTTTTTTTTATAGGTGGTTTCCCTAATGTACATCCATACAGTAGGTGTACAGTAGGTGTACTGATCATCCTATATACATATATAGAGTGTGTGTACTGTATTTGTACTGTCCGACACATCACTGGGGTATTGGCATAGTGCGTGCCACATCTTTCCCGTCAATGGTCCCGGTCCCCTACCCTCCACCCTCTACGCTCTACGCTCGCACTAGCTGCCGCTCCACGCATACGCTCGCACCTTGACGCTGGCATGGGCTGGGACGCCAACCCGACACCGTGCTACCATCCGCCCACACCCCGGCCCGATGCGGTGGGACATGACCCCCGTGTGTGCGTGCACCCAACCGTTCTCCCCCCCAAGAAAAATTCATGTCATTTAATCTGGCTCAGTTCTACAAGTTCTGTAGTGAACTTAAAATAGAGACTAAGGAACATGGTCTCAGGAAGATGGATAGGTTATTAGGTACTCAGACATATATTATGGATGAGATAGCTAAGGGTCTACAGGATGATATTCATTTCTTTGTGATATTAAAGGGTAGACAGTTAGGGATAACTACTATCTCTTTGGCATTAGATCTTTACTGGCATTTTGTACATCCTGGATTACAGGGTACATTAACGACAGATACGGAAGAGAACAGGGATATGTTCCGAAGTACCTTGTCTATGTATATAGATGGGTTACCTAGAGAATATAAAGTACCTGTTATTGCTCACAACAGAAACCACATCTCGTTGAAGAACCGCAGTCGGTTGTTTTATCAGGTGGCTGGATTGCGTTCTAAGGGGTCTCTGGGGCGCGGTAAGGCGATAACGTACCTTCATGGTACTGAGACATCCAGTTGGGGAGACGAGGAGGGCCTAGCGTCTCTCTTGGCTTCTCTTGCCGAGACAAATCCTCAGAGATTGTATTTATTTGAGAGTACTGCTCGTGGATTTAATATGTTCCACGATATGTATGTCACTGCTAAGAAGGCTAGAACTCAGAGGGCTATATTCTGTGGTTGGTGGAGAAATGAACTTTATTCTGTAGAAGCAGAGACGGATGTTTATAAAGTTTATTGGGACGGTAAATTAACTGGGGAAGAGAAAGAGTGGGTGAAGGACATCAAGAAGTTGTACGGGGTGGAGATCAACAGCAGGCAGATGGCGTGGTGGAGGTGGAAACTCCACGAGGGGATCAAGGACGATGCGCTGATGTACCAGGAGTTTCCTCCTACGGAAGACTACGCATTCGTGATGACTGGTACGAGCTTCTTCTCAAACTCCCGGTGTACTGACGCTGCCAAGAAATCTCGGCAACTACATCCGGAATGTTTCCGCTATGCTTTTGGGGCAATGTTCCAAGACACTGATGTCTTGAAGTCCACAGAGAAGTTGGGGACGTTGAAGGTTTGGGAGCAACCCATTGACACTGCCTACTACGTCATTGGTGCTGACCCTGCTTATGGATCATCCGATTGGGCAGACCGATTTTCTATCCAAGTGTTCCGCGTCTATGCGAATGGCATGGAACAGGTTGCGGAGTTTGCGACCAGTGAGATGAACACCTACCAGTTTGCATGGGTGATTGCCCACCTTGCCGGTGCGTACAAGAACTCAACTCTGAACTTGGAAGTCAACGGTCCCGGTCAGGCGGTCATCAACGAGATGCGTAACCTCAAACGTCTTGCTGCCGCGCAAGGTACTGCCGGTCACGGAATCATGGATGTGCTGGGTTCCATGCAGAACTACATCTGGCGTCGTAACGATACGATGTCCGGGTTATCCAACTCTATTGGCTTCTTGACTACGAGTCAGACCAAAGAGCGGATGCTGACCTACATGAAGGATTACTTCGAACGTGGGTTGATGGACATCAAGTCTATGGACCTGCTAGACGAGATGAAAGGCATTGTTCGTGAGGGCGGGTTTATCGGTGCGCCTGGGCGCGGCAAAGATGATAGAGTTATTGCCAGTGCGCTGGCCGCTGTTGCTTATGCCGAGCAAGTTCAACCCCGATTGATTGCCATGAGATTGACAAAAGAAATCTCTCATGCCCAAGAGAACCAAACGCCAGAACAGATCGCTGCTGGACGTAACGTATCCAACTACCTCAAGAAAATCGGGATGTACGGTGGCTCTACACACTGATCTCACAATCGTATCTATCCACGGCCATACAGATGGTGCTGCCGCTATCCCAAGTATTGTTGAGAGTCTGACTCAGTTGCCCGGAAGCCGGGGTCTGCTGATCTCTCTTGAAAGACCTCCTTCCTTGCCAGACCATATCGGTTGGAAACAAACAGCACCGCTGGATTACTTCCAATACTCGATGTTCTGTATGTACTGCCTCCAGCATTACATCGACACTGAATACTGCTTGGTTGTGCAAGACGATGGATGGGTCATCAACGGTGAGAACTTCACGGGTGAGTACTACGAGTACGACTATGTGGGCGCACCTACTCACATGGGCATCCTGGGCGACCAAGCCATGTTCCACTTCTCGTGGGTTCATGTGAAAGACCCCATCGTTGTGCAGAACGGCGGGTTCTCCCTGCGTAGCCGCAAGTTCTTGGAAGCACCGTCTAAGCACGGCATCGTTCACAAGTTGTACAACCAGCAGCCGTTCATCAACGAAGATGTTCAGCTCTCAGGTTTGTTGCGACCTCAATTGGAATCTGTCGGTGTGCGGTTCGCGCCGTTGAAAATTGCCATGCACTTCTCAATTGAGTACATGGGTCCAGGCCTGCACGATGGCATTGACCTAGAGCGGCTGGTCGGTCATCACGCACCCAGCAGAAAATTAATCGGCCACAAATCTATTGCCATCAGAAGCACGGCAGAAGAGTGTGATAATGTATTTGGTGAATGGGACTTCCTGATGTTCTTGCAAGACAAGGGCTACAAGTTTGAATACCGTAATTCCTAAACAAGAACTCAAGATCTTGGTTGGTAGACTCCTTAAAGATAAGGAGCGCGGTATCTCTCTTCAGAAGTTTGCTGACCTCTGTGGTATCTCAAGAGAATTTCTGGCTGACGTGTTCATCTACGAAAACGCACCTATGAGTGAGACCACCCAACGTCGGGTCTCATCCGCCTACCAAGCGTGGCGCGAAGGTCGGGTCAAGGTCATGAGACGCAAAGACCAGACCCAATACGTTGACTACCGCAAGGTTGCAGAACCTGCTATCTTCTCGCACATGGGGATCGTCAAGTCCCCTGACGGATTCAAACTATCTATCGGCCCCCGTAATCGTCACGATTACTCTTATCCTACTTTGGACGAATCATGAGCGTACTCCACGACTATCTTTGCGCGTCTCACGGCCTCTTCGAATCATACGAAGCAGAATGCCCTATCAAATTCTGCACAGCAGAACTCAATATGGTTTTTCTAAAACCAGTTGCACTCAAATCAGATAAAACCAAACAGGCTGACCGTCAACTCAAAGGTCTCGCCCAAGACTTCAAGATGTCAGACATCAAGTCCACCCGCTCTGGTGACACCCAATCCGGTTACCATCAGCATCAGATTCCTGAAGAGCCAGAAGTCAAAGAGGCTCGCCCAGGCGATGCGGCTATCTGGGGTGGCAACTTCCAGAACATTAATATGCAGGCAGCACTTGCCGGGAAAGTTGCCCAATCGGTTCGCGGAGAATCTGTTGGCGTAAACCCGAAAGATACTGGTAATCTCACGGGACCTAAAGCCGCAAGTTACATTGCTGACCATGAGAACTTGGCACTAACACCATGAGAATTCCGAGCGATCCGGTAGAACGAGAATTCTTCTACCTAGACCTCATCCACAAGTGCGGCGT